TGTTTTTATTGAACAACCAGAACCAGCAGGTTCGATAGGAGAGTTAGATTCTGATGGAATTCGTGCATTAAATGCACAGATAGGATATACAGAAAGCCGCGGAGATTATAATCTTGAGGCTGGTGGATATGTTGGAAAATATCAATTTAGCGTCGATGATCTTGCTATTTTAGGATATTTAAAAGAAGGATTACAACAAGCCGTTGACACAATAACCAATCCTAATAATTGGGCTAATAAAGATAATGTTGCAAATTTACAAGACTTTTTGAACTCTCCTGAATTGCAAGAACAGGCAATGTTTAATTTACTTAAAAATAATTATGCGGTACTACAGTCAACTGGAGCTATTGTCAAAAATATGACAAATGATGTAATTGCTGGTCTCCTATCTGTATCGCACTTAGCTGGACCAACAGCGGCCACTACCTGGTATAAAACTGGACGCTATAGTGTAAATGCAAATGGTTATACAGCTACCGACTATTATAACAGAGGCAAATTTAGTACAACTCAGACAGATGTGTATGGCCTGTAATAGCTAAATACATTTATGTATAAAGGTTTTAGTTCCATCACATCAGATAAAAATTATAGCTTAACTAACTTTGATTTAGTTAAGCGTGATTTACAGAATCATTTTTATATTCGTAAAGGTGAAAAATTAATGAACCCGGAGTTCGGCACGATCATCTGGGACATGATTTTTGAACCATTGACGCAAGAAACTAAGAATATAATAATGCAAGATATTAAAAAGATCATAGCAAATGATCCTAGAATTTCAGCAAAAAATGTAATAGTTACTCAATTTGATCGTGGTATTCAGATAGAACTAGAATTACTATATATTACTACTGGTCAAGTTGGCGTATTAGAATTGCGGTTTGATCAAAACAATCAAATATCGCCAACCAATCTATAAAACTCGCATATTTATTTTGCGATAAATAATAAAAAGAGAAGAGTATGGCTATTACTGAAAGACAAAACAATCTAATAGTTAATCAAGATTGGACAAAAATTTATCAAAGTTTTAGGAACGCTGATTTTCAAAGTTATGATTTTCAGACGTTGCGCAAAACGATGATAGATTATTTAAAAATCTATTATCCAGAAAATTTTAATGACTTCATAGAATCCAGTGAATATATTGCACTGATTGATTTGATAGCATTTTTAGGTCAAAGTTTAGCTTTTAGAACTGACTTAAACGCTAGAGAAAATTTTATAGATACTGCCGAACGTAGAGACAGCGTATTAAAATTAGCAACCTTGGTTAGTTATAATTCAAGTAGAAACGTAGCTGCTTCTGGTTATCTAAAAATAGATAGTGTTCAATCTACACAATCTTTACGTGATATATTAGGTAATGATATCACAAATTCAATTATTACATGGAATGATTCTACTAATCCTGACTGGTACGAGCAATTCACTATAGTATTAAACTCAGCATTAGCAGCAAGTCAGAGTATTGGAAATCCAGTAGGATCAAAAGTTATAGATGGTGTAACAGTTAGTGAATACAACTTGAATTCAGTTCAAGGGACTATGCCTATTCTACCATTTGCTGTGCAAATAGACAATTCATCATTGAACTTTGAAATAGTAAGTCCTACAATTGCAAATCAAGATTATGTGTATGAAGCCTCACCATTACCTGGTAAGCCACTTAACATATTATACAAAAACGACAACGCAGGCAATGCTAGTAATAATACAGGGTTTTTCCTGTACTTTAAGCAAGGCACATTATCCAATACTTCATTTACTTTTCCAGAAAGTATACCAAACAATATAGCAAGTATTAACGTAAACAATATTAATAACTCGGACGTTTGGTTGTATGAATTAAATGCTATAGGACAAGCAATTGAATTATGGTCTCAACTACCCAGTGTTAATGGTACAAATATCATTTACAATGATAACGCTGCGAAAAAAAGTTATCAAGTAGGAACACGTTCTGGGGATCAGATTGATTTAATATTCGGTGATGGCACATATACACAAATTCCAGTTGGATCATATAGAACATATTATAGAACCAGTGCAGGACTAAGTTATAGAATTGCTCCTGATCAAATGAGCAATATAACTTTTGCTATACCTTATGTAAGTAAACTTGGAAGACTAGAAACACTTACTATAGTTGCAAGTTTAAAATACACCGTTGCTAATGCATTACCACGCGAAAGTCTAGCCGAAATAAAAACCAAAGCGCCTCAACTTTATTATACTCAAAATCGTATGATAACGGGCGAAGACTACAATGTATTTCCTTACGCTAACTATACTTCAATTAGTAAAGTTAAAACAGTAAATCGTACAAGTAGTGGAATAAGCAGATTCTTAGACGTAAACGATGTTAGTGGTAGATATAGCAGTACTAATATCTTCGCGCAGGACGGAATATTTTACAAAGAAGATGGCGCAAATAGCTTTACTTTCACATTTAATACCACGTCTGATATTAATAGAGTAATACAAAATCAAGTATTGCCATACATTAGAGGTAGTTCAATACTACATTTTTATTACTATTATTTTCAAAGATTCCCAATAACTAGCCTCTATTGGAATAGAGTAACCAGCGGTTCCGGTTCAAGTTCTGGATATTTTAAATCTAGTTTAAATGCTACTACGGCAACATCTATTGGTGTAGGTCAAGTTGATAACAGAGAGTACATGAATGAGGGATCAATATTGATTTTGAGTCCAGGAACTGGCAATTACTTCAACAGTGCGAATGAGATTTTGCCTCTGCCAAGTAATGGTCAATTACCACAAAATGGTAGTTCATTGATATATGTTTCAATATCCAATTTAGTTGGAAATGGCAGCCAGACCGTATTAAGTAATGGCCAAGGTTCTGTTCAATTGAGTATGAATGTAAGTTCAAATGCTCAAGTATTAGCGGTAATACCTGCTTTTAGTAATCAGTTTAGTACGCAATTTACTAGTCAATTGATAAATCTTATAAACAATTACAATAATTTTGCATTAAGATATGATCAACTATCTAGAACTTGGAAAATTATAAACGCGCAGGACGTAAATTCAACTGATACTTTTAGTCAAGAATTTCAAGGCGACATTACTGGACAAAGTTTAGATGCTAGCTGGATGTTAAATTTTACAGTTAACAATTTAATTTATACGGTAAATGTCAGAGGACTTAACTATCTTGTTGAAAGCACAGAAGAAACTAAATTCTATTTTGATCAACAAAGTAAAGTTTATGATTCTACGACTGGCAGTGTTATAAACGATACTATTAGACTATTAAAAGTTAATGGCAATGCTGATACAGGTCAGCCATTAACAAAAGACATTCTGTTAAACATATATGATCAGATGCCTGAATCTGATGGATATATAGACACCAGTAAAGTGCTAGTTACATATAGTGATGATAATGCAAATGGAATTCCTGATAATCCAGATGCATTTAACATAGCAGTTCATCCAATAATAGATACCTATTCTACAATAGCACAGATAAATTCGCTGATACAGATATTTGATATTGGACAATTATTCTACACTAGTAGTACTGATAACTATTATGAGTTAATTTCAACTGACGGTGTTAGAAGTTTACAACTTATATCTTATCCTGGAAATAAGTTTGTGTTTTTTGAAAAAGTAATTTCTTACAATAACTTCATATCATATGAGCCGTTAGCTACTAGTTTGGTTGTTAGTTTGTATGCTACCGAAACTGATATTTTGCAAAATGTTAACAACTACATAGTAGGGCAAATATTCTATGCATATCAAGAAAACAAATTCTATGTTATAACTCTGGTAGAAAACATAAGGACATTAGTAGTTAGTGATAATTATGTGGCTAGAATTGGTAGAGATAATCTATATTTTCAATACAGACATAATGCGCCAGGTGACAGAAGAATTGACCCAAGTCCTAGCAATCTGATGGATATGTACATACTAACTAAAGAATATGAAACTAGTTATCGTGCATGGATTTTAGATACTACTGGAACGGTGTCAGAACCAGAAACACCTTCTGCAACACAACTGAAAATTGCATTCTCAGATATAGAAAAATACAAATCAGTAAGTGATGCTATCATTTACAATTCTGCTAAGTTCAAACCTTTATTTGGATCTAAGGCAGCGCCAGAATTGCAGGCTACTTTTAAAGTAATTAAAAATCAAAACATAAATCTTTCTGATACTGAAATTAAAAGTAGAGTAGTATCTTACATAAATGTTTTCTTTGCCGCGGGTAATTGGGACTTTGGCGAGACTTTTTATTTTACCGAATTAGCGACATTTATACAACAAAGTTTGGCACCAAACATATCGAGTATAGTTATAGTTCCAAATAGTTCATCACAGGTATACGGATCACTACAACAGATCGGTAGTGGCCCAAATGAAATTTTGATAAGTAGTGCGACTGTAGACAACATTCAAATAATATCATCAATTACAGCATCGCAACTAAACTTACAAGCATTGACAGTAAATACATTAGCATAATAGAAAATAAGAATTATGGCAGTAACTAAAACAACAAATTTTTTACCAACTGTATTCCAAACAGATGCCAACAAGAAATTTCTTGGAGCAACGCTGGATCAATTAGTAACTGAGTCAAATTTATCAGTTGTTAATGGCTATGTGGGTAGAAAATTTGCTCCTGGTTTTACTGGCATTGATACCTATCTAAAAGAAAATTCAGCATATCGTGCAGATTATCAGTTAGAACCTACTGTAGTTTATAAAAATCAAAATACTAATGAAGTAGAATTTTCAAAAACATATCCAGAAACTCTACAAAAAATTACATATTTTGGAGGTAATGTTACAAATCAGAACAGCTTGTGGGGGAGCGATTATTATAGCTATAATCCTAGATTTAATGCAGACACATTTATAAACTTCAGTCAGTATTATTGGGTTCCAAATGGACCAGATGCTGTTGATGTTTTTGCGGGCGAAGTTGATCTAGAGAAAAAATTATATTTTACAGCAGACAATAATACAAAAGTTTACAACGTTAACGGCTATGGTTTAACTCCTAGTCCAGATATAGTATTAGGACGCAAGGGTTCTTATCAGTTTATTGTTAATCAACCAGGTGTACCATTTTGGATACAAACTGAACCTGGGCTAAGTGGCAAAAACTCAAAAACTAATTTAAGCACTAGACAAATACTAGGAGTAATTAACAACGGTATAGATGTTGGAACTATCACGTTCGAAGTCCCTACTACTACTGCACAAGATTTCTATATAACCATGCCATTGTTGCAGTCAGTTGATTTAGTATCAGAGATAAGTTATGCTGATTTACAAGGCAAATTATTATCTGAGATAAAAAATCTATATAATGGCATAGATGGACAGATATCAAATTTAAATAGCAAATATTTAATATTTGCAAATTATTCAGAAAATGTAGCAGATTGGACTAGTGGTGTCACTGTAGTACCATCAAGTCAACGTTATGGCATCTGGCAAATAATATTGACACCAAGCGGATCAGATTTCGTGCTAAATTTAGTTTATTATGTTCCACTGCCAGTTAATAATAAAGTTATTATTTTGTCAGGTATCACCTATGGTAATACAGAATGGTACACTAACAGTAATCAAAGACTAGAACAAATCCCAGTTATAACAGCAACATTGGATACATTGTACTATCAGAATGGAGTAAATGCGGACCAATATGGAATTATACGTTTAGTTGAATCCAATAGTAATTATATAAATGTTGAATCTGAAATATTAGGTAAAACAAACTACGTAAGTCCAAATGGAATTACATTTACTAATGGACTGAAAATAGTTTTTGACTCTGCTGTGACACCAGATCAGTATAAGAATAAAGAATTTTATATAGAAGGTGTAGGCACAAGTATCAAACTTGTAAGTGTTGATGATTTAGTAGTTAATTCACCTGTTGAGAAAAATAATTATAGACCTCAAGAAAATTTTGTGGTTTATGCCAATGCAAGTTTGAATCAAGCTGCCGATCAATTATCGGTATCAACTATTAATTTTCCAGATGGTATTACCGTTCTAACAGGTAATTTTCCTAATAAAGATAATGAAATTCCAATATCGCAACAGGATTTAAAATTCAAATATCCGTATCGTGCTGGGACTAATCAATCAGGAGAACACCAGTCAATTAAGTTTTCTGCGGAAACAATCGGTATAACATTACCGGGTATTCTAATAAATGGTGTGTCAAACAATGTACTGTTGAAAGGCTCAAATGATACAACCTGGCATTATGACACCAATCAAGTATTAATAAATGGCCAAGATCAGTATGGTGGTCAAACTATTGTTAATGAACAATATGTTTATACCAATGGAAAATTTATATCAGCAAATGCTTGGGGTAATGTTTCTGGCTTTTCAACTGGATACACAGATGCTGCCACTGGACATAGCAAATTAGTAGGTTTTAGTGCTGATGGATATCCTATATACGGACCATTTGGTTATTTAAACCCACAAGATGCTACTAGCGGTGCAGTTAGAATGATCAGTTCGTATCAATTTGCTGATACTATAAACTCAATTAACAGACCGCAATCCGTCACTGTTACAGTTACTTCTAGTGTAAACTCATATAGTTACATAACAGTAAACTCTACGTTTGGAATTAATCCAGGTATGAGAATAACTCTTAACACGGCTGGAATAACGCCACAAAGTGTATGGGTTATTGACAATTCTTTAAAAAGTACAATCGGATTGCCAGAGTATAACGGTACCATAAATGAAATTAAACTAAGTTCGAATGTAACAGTTGCAGCTGGAGACTCAATAAGTTTTGAATTTTTACCAGGCGCATTCATAGAAGACTATGAATATGTTATGAATTCTGGCTCGCTGGATCAATATAATGGTAGATATTGTGTTACTCCAGAATTTCCTAATGGAACATATGCATATTTTATAACAGAAACTGTATCAGGGCAACAAATATATCCATATATTATAGGACCTAACTATTATGGAGATACTACTTTTGATACCAATAATAGTTTAAACACACCAGATTATATTGTAATTAATCGTGCAAGTCAAGATTTGAATCCATGGACTAAGAGAAATCGTTGGTTTCATCAAAACATACTTGAGTTAACAAGTACATATAATAACACACCACTAACTTTAGATGCAGAATTCAGAGCAAAACGTCCAATTATAGAATTTGATGCAGACCTACAACTTTATAATTTTGGAAAAATAGCAAAACGACCAATAGACTTATATGATACTAAAATATCAACTCCGTTTTTAAATGTCCAAGGCAGTTTAGGATTCTATATTGATGGAATAAATCTAGTTGAAGGCATGAGAGTAGTGTTCAGTTTAGACAATGATCCTTTAACTAGACATAAAATTTGGGTAGTTAATTTTATTGATCAAGATGATAATACTGCAACGGATAAGATTATAAATTTAGTTGAAGCTGATGATGCGGTGATAAATGACTACGATGTAGTTTCTACCTTTAATGGAAAAGAAAATGGAGGTAAAAGTTTCTGGTTGTTAAATGATGTATGGCTGGAAGGTCAACGTAAATCTGGTGTAAATCAAGCACCTTATTTTGATGTTTTTGACAATAACAATACTAGCTTTTCAGATTTAACAAAATATCCTCCTGTTAAGAATAGCACTAAATTTTCAGGAACAAAACTGTTTGGATATAAACAAGGTAACGGAAGTATTGATCCTGTACTAGGCTTTTCTATAGCGTATAAGAATTTAAATAACATAGGTGATATTCAGTTTACTAATTACTTCGATACAGACACGTTTCAATATGCATCTGATAGTGTCTTTATAGATAAAAAAGTAAATTCAGGATTTTTACATAAAAATAACGCAGACGGTACTTTTGAAAAAATAAATGTATGGACAAACGTTAACACTCAAACAAGACAATTACAAGACTTGTCATTTATCTATGATGGCATAGATAACTCGTTTAAATTAGATATAAAACCCGATCTTGCAACGGTTAAACCTAACTTTGCTGTATACGTAAATTATAAAAAATTAACGCTAGATAAAATTCAGATTTATAACATACCAAATGATTGGTTGTTATTGACCGTAAATAAAACTGAGTTGAAAAAAGATGACAGAGTGGATGTGCTAATTTACAATAGTACTAAAGCCAGTGATATAGGATTTTATCAGATACCCGATAACTTAAATTACAATTCAAAAAATGAAGTATTAGATAGTCCTACACTAGGAGAACTTAGAAATCATATAGGTGTAGTAGCACAGAGTAGTTTATATTTTAGCGGTAATTATCCAGGAAGAAGTAATCTGCGTGATTTACAAATAGAAAATCAAGCAGGTATAATGCTTCAACAAAGTGCTCCTATCACGTTTGCAAATATGTTCCTCAATAGTGAAAAATTTAACGCTATTAATGGAATTCTATACGCACAAAGTGAATACAATAAATTTAAGAATAAGTTTTTAAACTTAGCAGGTACCATACAATTTACAGATATAGGTGCTACAGCTGGTGCAGTTACAAATATTTTAAAAACAATAAATCAAGTTAAAAATTCTACCTTCCCTTGGTATTATAGTGATATGGTTCCATATCAAGGAACTAGAAATATAATAAATTACACAATATTCAATAATCTACAACGTGCTTATGAAATAACTTCTATTTTTAGTTTATCTACACTTACCAACAAAGCTATTTTAGTTTATCTTAACAAAGTTCAATTAGTTTATGGCAGAGATTACATATTTTTAGAAAATTCCACTGCGATTGAATTAACTGATAGTGTATCACTACAAATAAATGATGCCTTAACAATAGTTGAATATGATAGCACAGATGGATGTTATATACCAGAAACACCCACAAAATTAGGACTGTATCCTAAATTCATACCTGAAATTTTTGTAGATCGTACATACACCACACCTCAAACAATGATAAGAGGACATGACGGTAGTGTAATGCCAGCGTTTGGCGATTATAGAGATGATTTACTACTTGAATTAGAAAAACGAATATTTAATAATCTAAAAGTAGAATACAGTGAACGATTAATTAATATATTTGACACTATACCAGGTAAATTTAGAAACACGGGATATAGCTTAGCCGAGTTTAATTCGTCATTAGCAGCGTCATATCTACGTTGGACTTCACAAAATAACTTGAATTACGTAGAAAATGATACGTTTCAAAACGACAATGCGTTTTCATACAACTATTCACAGGCATATGATGTCGTAAATAATGAACTTCTTCCTGGTTCATGGAGAGCATGTTATCAATATTTTTACGATTGTCAAGATCCTAATGTAAGTCCGTGGAAAATGCTAGGTTTTACAATCAAGCCTGATTGGTGGGAAGAAGTGTACGGGCCAGCACCATACACTTCGGGTAATACAATTCTATGGAATGATTTAGAGAATGGGTATATAGCTCGTGGCGAAAGAGCTGGATATGATCTTAATTTCAAGAGACCTGGACTATCCAACATAATACCAGTAAATGAAAATGGTAAATTAATACCACCACTGCCTCTATTGACTAACAAATTTGATGCGAATACGTTTAACCGTTCTTGGAACATTGGTCAATATAGTCCAACAGAAACTGCGTGGCGCAATAGCAGTGACTACGCATTTGCACTACAGTTAGTGATGGCAGTATTTAAGCCAGCAAAATATTTTGCATATGGTTTAAATACAAACAAGTATAGATACAACATTGAATTAGATCAATATCTAATAGAGAATACCAATAACAGAATAACTCAAGACGATATTAATATAAACGGTTACAGCAATGGCAATCAAATAGTTAGAGCCACTGGATATCTAAACTACATCAGTGATTATTTGATGGGATTAGGAATAACTGATAAATCAGATTTATATAACTTCATAAGAAAATATAATGTCCAACTAAGTTATAGAATGGCTGGATATAGTGATAAAAAATTCATCAAAGTTCTAGCTGAACAATACAGTCCTAATAGCACAAACGATAGTATTTTAATACCTGATGATAATTTTGATTTAGTAATTAACAAATCTACACCTATATTAAATGTAAGATATAGTGGTGTTATTATTGAAAAAGTTGATGCTGGATTTAAAGTAACTGGATACGATAAAAACCAGCCATACTTCGGTGTTATATTGCCCGATACCAGCGGCAAATCAATATCTGTAAGAATAGGAAATAATTCTGTAAATTATTACACGGAATACTCAAATATAAAAATTAACATACCTTATGATACCGTTTTTAGAAATACACAACAAGTAACTAATTTCTTATCTGGTTATGGTAGATATTTAACATTACAGGGTTTTTCGTTTGAAGAGTACGACGATACTATAAAACAAATAAAAAATTGGGAACTAAGTACACGTGAATTTTTAACGTGGGTAGATCAGGGCTGGAAAGTCAATAACTTAATAGTTCTTAGTCCAATCGGTAGTAATATCAACTACAGTAATACATCTGGTGTTGTTGATAAAATTCAAAACTCAGTATTTGGTAGTAAAATTATCAATAAAGATGGAAAGATTTTAAATTCTGATAGATACACAGCATTTCGAGATGGTAATAATTTTTCCATAAAAATTCTTAACGAAAAGGATTTAATTGGATATCTAGAATTAGATTTAGTTCAAAATGAACACTCATTGATATTTAATAATTTAACATCATTTAATGATGTGATATACAATTCAGTAATGGGCCAGCGTCAATTTAGACTAAAGATAGTTGGCAAACGCACTGCTGAATGGAATGGTTCAGTTTATGCTCCTGGGTTCGTGTATAACTCCAATGTAGTTGATCCTTGGAAAGCAGGAATTGACTATATAAAGGGCACTCTAGTTGATTACAAAGGTTTTTACTATAGCGCAAATTCTAATTTGCCAGCATCGGCTAAATTTAATTTCAGTGACTGGTTGCCAGTTGATAAAAATAAAATAAAAACTGGACTACTAAGTAACTTCGCAAGAAATTCGTATATATCCGAAACCTTCTATGATGTTAACCAAGTCAATTTAGAAAGTGACTTTGATTTATATTCATTAGCACTAATTGGTTATAAAAATAGAGACTATTTGAAAAATATAGGCTTAGACGACATTTCTCAAGTAAAATTCTATCAAGGTTTTATCAAGGAAAAAGGCACTATAAATTCAATCAATGCTCTGGCTAATGTTCTAGTGAATAAACAACAATCAACAGTGGTATTATTTGAAAATTGGGCACTACGTGTAGGAACATATGGTAGTATCGATATTAATAGATATGTTGAATTAATTTTAAGTGAAAAATACACTGTAAGCAATCCTTCTAGTTTAGAAGTATTGGCCAATAACAAAGTAAGTTATGAGTCTTTATTTACAGAGGATGGTGTTTATGAAACATCAGTAACTAATTGGTCGGCTCCTTTCTTATTGACTAGAACTAACGATAGTGATTTCTCAAACGATATAAAAACAGCCGGTTTTGTCAACTTAGAAGATATAGATTACACTATATTTGACTTAAACAACATTGATTCTCTAAATGAAGATATTGAAAATATAGGCACAAATAGTACTATTTGGGTAGCAAAAGATTACAATCTAGATTGGAACATTTATACATTAGAAGATATTAAATGTTCAGTGATACAAATATCTACTGCACTTAATCAGCAACTTACTGTTACTACTGATAAGTTTCATAATTTGTCACCCTCAGATATTGTTATGTTAACTAATTCGGATAGATTTAACGGATTTTATCGAGTAGTTAGTGTAAGTGGATTGAGTACATTTATAATTAACTACGCACAAAGATTATCGGGTTTTAATAGTCAAACATTATCTGGTACCATTTATAAACTAAAGAGTTTGAAAATAGAATCACCTAGTGACTTAATTTCACTAAAAGATATAACTCAATGGAAAAATAATAACAAAGTTTGGGTTGAAAACGCAAACACCACAAATAAGTGGGAAGTGTATAATAAATCTGAACCATGGAAGTATAATAAAAATATACAAATTGGCACTATTAGTGCTAACAGTAGATTTGGTAGTTCTATCTCAGTAACCTCAGACAATAATTTTGCTTTAGTTGGTCAACCAACGTTTAATAATGGTCAAGGATCTTTTACTAATTTCGTTTTAAACTTCAATAATGATCTAGTTGAAGATGTGACGTTGATATCATTAGTAAACTCTTCTTCTGAGTTTGGAACAACAGTAGTAACTACAAATTCATATGCCGCAGTAGGAGCTCCAAAAAGCTATGGAAATATAGGTTATGTGTACGTTTACAAGCGTAGTCTAGGAGGTGGTGCATTAACTGACATTCAAATCTTAGCTCCTAATGTTGCTACTAGTGCATTATTTGGTAACAGCATTGCAATTAGTGACGACAGTAGATGGTTGTATGTTGGTGCCCCCGCCGTAGGTAATGTTTATGTATATGCACTTAATACTTCAATTAGTACATTTACTGAAGTTGTGCAGGCTGACGGTATAAATTCAACTTTTAGTTTGGGTCTAAGTCCAGCTAGTGCGGAAAATATATTTGTTAGATTTACTTCTAATTCTAATGTGTTAATGCCATATCAAGATTATGATGTAAATGCAAATCAAATTACTTTCTCTGCATTACCTACAGCAGGCAATATTATTGTTCAACAAACACCAGGTTATATATTGTTCGATGTTATACAAGGAAACGTTGATGGTAAATTTGGTCACAGTGTCACATGTACATCAGACGGAGAACAAATTTTAATATCTGCGCCCGAAGCAAATGTAACAATAGGTGCAAATAGTTATACTAGATCCGGAAATATTTCAATCTATAATAGATCAGTAGATTCCTATATAGCAGACACTAATCAAATTTATTTTAACTCTACACCTATAACAGATTATACAAGAGTATATATAGATGAAATAGAACAGATCAGAGGTGTTGATTGGATACAATTCACACCTACAACTGTGCAGTTTTTAACTCCGCCGGGCAAAGGTAAATTTGTAAGTATTGAAACTAATCAGATTCAAAAATTACAGGACATTTCTCCAGTATTGCCTTATAGCAATCAACAATTTGGCTATAGTGTAGATATTTGTAGATACAATTGCAGTGTATTCGCGGGTGCACCATTTCAGAGCGTTACAAATACATACAGTGGTGCGGTATACAGATATTTGAATCAAGGTAGAATTTATGGTGAGATAATAGGCACAGTTCAAAATCCAACTGTTAATTCTGGAGATCAGATAAGAATTAATAATTTCCTTGTTACTTTTGCTGATATCTCATTAACCGCAGTAGTACAAGCTATAAATGCTAGAAATATTCCAGGAGTAACTGCGTACAATTACAATAATTATTTGCGTATAGTTAGTGATTCACAAATTAATACTGACAAATTAAGAATTCTTCCAGGTCAAGGATCTGCTATTTCTGATCTTGGACTAGAGGTATTCAAGCAAGTTGAAATTATCGACAATGCATACAAAAAAGCATATGATTACTTTGGTAAAATAGTAAAGATTAACAATGAAAGCAATGTGTTAATTGTTGCTAGTGATACAGCAGCTACATTAGACAATACTATTTTTGACAACAACACAACTATTTTTGACAGTGGGTCGACAACTTTTGTTGAGCCAGTTGATAACAGTGGTGCAGTATGGATTTATGGATATTTGCCAAGTAATATCGACAGTATTAACAATCCAGGTAACTTTGTCTACATTCAGCAATTAAATTCTTTAATAGTTGGATCATCAATAAAAACCAATGACGGATTCGGAAGTAGTATAGCTATCAACGATTACGAACTCTATATTGGAGTAAAAAATAATAAAACGTTGAACAATAATGCCGGAGCAGTTTATCGATTTGCTAATGCTAATAATTTAGTTGGATGGGATTTGTATAGACAAGAATCAGATAAGGTTGATGTAAACGGTATTATTAACTGCTATACATACAACAATCAAACGCAAAATATTGTAAATTATTTTGATTGGATAGATCCAGCCAAAGGTAAAATATTAGGTATCGCTGAGCAAAACATTTCATATAAAATTGATTATGATCCAGCAGTATATAACAATACCACGATACCAAATTTAGCGAATGATAGTGATTTATGTTGGGGAAGTTCTAACGTCGGTAAAGTTTGGTGGGATTTAAGTACTGTACGTTACATTGAATATGAACAAGGATCAATTAAATATAGAACAGCAAATTGGGGTAGAGTATTCCCTGGTAGTTCTATAGATGTTTATGAGTGGGTTGAAAGTTCTTATCCGCCAAGTCAATATGTTTCTAGCGGTGGAAATGGTATACCAAAATATCAAAACAATGAAGCATATGTAACTGAAAGTTATATAGATTCAGTAACAAATTTCGCTGTTGTCAAATACTATTTCTGGGTAAAAAATAAAACAACTCTACCAGTTAATCAAGTTGGTAGAACTATACCTATACAGTCAATAGCTAATTACATCAGTGAACCTAAATCTAGTGGCATAAAGTATTTTGGAGCAATTAGTCCATCAGCGATTGCTGTGTATAACGTGTTAGATGATTTAATATCAAATCAAGTTATATTGCATTTGAATTACAAGAAAGTATTAAACAGCAGCGCCATTCACAATGAATATGCTCTGATATCCGAAAATGGTAGTAAATCTAAAGATATACCAGATGTTATATTTTCTAAATTCGTTGATAGTTTAAGTGGTATAGATTTATTCGGCAATCAGGTACCTGATCCAGTATTGTCACCACAAACTAGATATGGTATTGCAATACGTCCGCGACAGACTATGACTGTGGATAAAACCAAGGCATTAAATGAAATTATAAATTATGTAAATGATGTTTTATCTAAAATTGTAATTTCTAGAGGATTTAATTTATCTACTTTACTTGGTGGTGAACCAATACCGGTTAATGATTCGGTAAATTACAATCAAATCGTAAACAATTTAGAAGAGTTATCATTCATTAACATTGAAATATTACCAGTAGGATATAAAATACTAGTACTAAATGATTCTACGGTAAACAATTTGTGGACCATCTATGTAAAAGATGTAGAGGTAATACCTTGGCAACCAAACACATTGTTTAAGCGTGGTCAATATATATCACGAAATGACATTACATATATTGTTACTGCTACGTTCACCAGTGGTGACGTTTTCAACTTTGACAATTTAAACTTATACATAGCAAATAATGAATGGAATTTAATAAGAGTTCAAAGTTTTAGTGTACCTGAATATTGGGAATTTAAAGATTGGTATGCTGAAGGCTTTGATAGTACATTGACACCAACTTATATCATAGATAATAATAGCAAGATTATCAATCTACGTTTGAACGCGGGCGATACTGTTAAAATACTTAATAATGGTCAGGGAAAATGGTACATTATACAGGTATTTGCAAATGTAGTTAACACTATAGCTATTCAAGATGGCACTATAGAATTTAAGGACAGTTTATACGACTTATCAAAGTATGGTATGGGATTTGATAATGATAATTTTGATACATTACGTTATGATCAAAATCCTAGTTTAGAAATTCGCCAAATTCTTGCAGCTTTGAAAAATGATATTTTTGTAAATGAGCTAGACAATCAATTCTTGAAGTTATTCTTTGTGTTTATTAATTATGTATTAAGTGAACAAAAAAGTGTTGACTGGCTATTCAAAACTAGTTTTATTGATGTACTACAAAAATACAGTGGCTCTATTAAACCACAGATTTACTATAAAGAAAATCAAGACTTTTACCTACAATACATTCAAGAGGTTAAACCTTATAAATCAACACTACGTGATTATGTAATTGGTTATGATTACGTAGATAATTTTACTGGATATGTAACTGACTTTGATGTGGTTCCATACTATGATGAAGTATTAAAACTATCACGTAGTCCTAGTGGAGAATTCTTGAATGATGCAAAAGCATTAAGACGACCAGAATATCTAGATTGGTTAGCTAATTATAGTTACAGTGTTGAATCAGTGACCATACTAGATGGTGGTTCAAATTACACAGTTTCTCCAGTTGTTGTAATAACGGGCAGCACTACTGGAAATGATGCAATAGTTCGAGTATTGATTAATAATGGAGTTGTAACCAGAGCAGTATTATTATATGGCGGTACAAATTATATTACCGATCCAGTAATAACTATATCTGGTGGCAATGGTTCAGGATTTAAGTTAAAATTAAATCTAACAAACAAACTAGTTAGAAATATACAAACAAATATAATTTATGATCGTATAACCTATAACACTACCGTTTTAGAATGGCAACCTAATACAGTATTCAATCAAGGAAGTATTGTATCATATGAAGGAAAAGCCTACGTAGTAAATTCTACATTTACGTCTGGAAGTGTATTTAATGAATCTAACTTAACATTTTATTCAGTTAATAATTTCAAAAATGCAAACGATAGAATCCAAGCATTTTATCAGCCAACCAACGAAATGCCAGATAAAAACTTTGCACTACTTGAAAAAGGTATAGATTATCCTGGAGTTAAAGTAAATGGAGCAGATTTCAGTGAAAGCACTGGTTTTGATGGAGCAGGTTTCGATACAACCGTATTTGATCCTACAGAGATAGATTCTGATGGCACATTCCTTTTAAGTGATAGTTTATTAGATACTAAAATTTCTAGTACATTTACAGATTCGACGTTAGGAATAAAACCAGAGGACATTATTGTAGATGGTGGACCATATGTGTATGATACATACACAGAGTGGAAAGCAAACACCGCATATAGTCGTGGTGATTTAGTTTACTCAAATAATAGAATTTGGTATACATTAGTGCCATATGTATCTGGTAATGTATTCTCCACTAGTAATCTATCAATTTACAATATAGGTCCATATGCTAGTCATGCACCAGAAGAATTGGTACCAGGAAGAGTGTTCGATACATTAGACATAACAGTTTCTACTTTTGCTGTTAATGGAGCAAGTTCCTCCTACAGTAACTGGGTAACAACTTCAGCATTCAAAGTTAATAACATTGTTATAGTATCACCTGGATTAGGTTACAGTCCTGATACCGTTTCTGTATCAATAGAAGGTGCGACTTATGTTACACAAGCAAATGCTCAAATAGTATTGGATGCTAATGGTTCAGCTTTATCAATCAATATTATTGATAGTGGCAATGGCTATATAACTACACCAAATGTAGTAATCAGCGGATCAAACGAGGAATTAATTGTTGCAAGAGCGATTATGACACCAACTGATGCTCCAGCTTCATCTGATCCTTATGCTCTTATGTCATATAAGATATTTAAGGACATGAATGATAATTATACATTCCTTAGAGTAGATTCAAGTGCGACCACCGCTCTGGCAGCTAATCTTGGACTGAAAGACACATTTATTAGTGTTGTTGATGCTTCTAAACTTCCAGAACCATCCGGTGCAGGCGCTCAACCTGGTGTAGTGTTTATTAATGGTGAAAGAATAACTTATTATACTAAAAATGATACAACTAACGTGTTAGGTCAGATACGTCGCGGTACGGGTGGTACAGGTATTAAAATTCACTATATAGGAGATACAGTAATTGATGGAAGTCAATCTCAATTAATTATTGACAGTGCTGTTCGTGAATGGTATTCAGGTAATGTTGGAACAGGAACAATTAATGTAGTTGCTAATTCAACAACTATAACAGGTACAGGCACTCAGTTTACTACGGAATTGACTATTGGTGGCAATATTTTCTTAAGTGACGGTAGATACGTGGGTGTTGTAAGCACAATTTCTAACAATACTGTTGCAACGGTAAGTGTACTACCATATATTAATTCAATAAATTCAGAGTTTGAATATGAAGAAAATGTCACTCTGACTACAACTTCCGGTAATTCTTATACATTCTATGGTAATACATCATATTTACGTAGTAATTTATGGTATGCATCTGGTGTAGGAACAGCAACAAACGGTGGAGGATTGTTTACCAGTAATCTC